CGAACCTCATCAGTGTTAAAGCCGGGGAGGTCAAGGAGGTCGTTGAGTTCAGCGCGTGTAAGACGGCTACGCTGGATAACGTTAGCGTCGGCAATGTCAGATACCCCCGGCGTCCAATAAATATCAAAAGGCGATACCCGCTCCCAGCACATAATCGGCATGTCCACCACTTGGGGCTTAGCGATCTGAGCTTGCTTAACTTGGCCGGGAGGGTTACTCGCTTGAGTAAGCGCGCTTGCACCACCCATAGGATTTGGAGCGTTGTTATTGGCGGGGATCGCAGGGGTTTGCGGTTGACCCGACCACGGCGCTTGGTCCTTGGTCCATTTGACCTGAGTTTTAATCCGTACGGTCGGACCCTTGATGCAAGCGTACGGAAAAAGAGGGAGATCAACCAGGAACTCAGCCAGCGCAGTATAAAAGCCCCCTTGAGCAAGATGTTCTTGGAGCTTGTCCTCTGCGACCTTTGCTTGTTGGACCGCCTTGCGTTTGGCTTGTTCTCTGGCGTCCTCCATCATCGCATCATAAACGTCTCTTACCGCAGATGGATCAGGAAGAGGTGGAGGCGGGGGAGGGGGAGGCAGGCCCGCACCCGCGCCGGGAGGTGGAGGTATACCCGGAGGTAGAGCACCAGTATGCGCTCCTTGAGACGGTCCCGACCCGTGGGAGGGTATGCTAGCGTCGACAAAAGCGGGGTGTTGTCCGGTTTGCGCTCCATAAGCATGCGCCGCCGCCGTTCCTATCTGATGCGCGGCCTGCGCCTGCGCCGCCGCGAAATGCGCTTGCACCGCCGCTTGCACGGTTTCACTGATATGCTGGCCAATCGCCTGAATGATCTCGGGCGGAACGTCGGGGTCAGAGCTTGGCTCAATGCCCCACGGTCTATCGGTTCCTAAGTACACGTCTCGCAGTAAGCTCGACGTGCCACGACACTTCATCGCGATCGTGCGGGCATAGACGTTCGACCCGCCAAACCGTTTGATCTCTTCGATCACGTTCGGCTCATACACCCCATCGAACGCTCTGAGCGCAGCTAAGAGACGATCCGACCAACCGCGACCGACCGTGTCGCGATGTCTCCGCATGAGCGTGTATTGATCGGTGACGAAACCGGCTAGGCCTTGAGGGGTAGCGTTCTCAGGTGGCGCGTAAGCTTGCGCCCGCGCAGCATCCATCACCTGTTGGGCTTGCGCTGTGCCGTCCCGCCCTACGACGCGCAAAGCCGGTGCGCCCGGCAGCGCCGCCATCCCTGTCTGTCCCTTGCGTGCGAACGCGCTGACGCGCGTGCGTTTGTCGTGCCACTTGCCACGTTTGCATTTCTGTCATATCATGGACGCATATCACTGTCAAGTAGGGTGTGAAAAAATGTATGCGTTGACTGCGGACGACGAGCAGCGCCTGCACCAACTCGCTGCCGGATTGGCCAAAGACGTGGAAGACACCGACGCGCTGCTGGCGCGGTTAGGGTTTACACGCGATGACTACAACGAACTGGCGGAAACCCGCGCATTCAGGGCGATGCTCGATCAGGCACTCGGCGAATGGGCCGGGGCGAACAACACCCACAAGCGAATCAAGCTCAAGGCGGCGGTCAACGTCGAGCAAGCACTGCCGCATTTCTTTCACGCGATGATCGATCCGAAGGAGCCGCTCAGCTCGAAAGTGAAGGCGTTCGAAATTGTTTCTAGAGTGGCCGGGCTGGGCAACCCCGAACCGACCCACGTCGGCAACGGACAATATTTCAAGCTGGAGATCAACCTTGGCGGCGGCAAAACACCGTTGATCATTGAGAACGTGAGCGACGTAGACCCCCGGAACGAAGTGTCCGGGGGTTTCCCCGGATCACAGTCCGGGGATCTACCCCAACTGAGCCCACGCTGGATCGGCAGGGAGAAGGAGCCGCTGTGATCGTCCCGGTGGCGCAACGGCCAACGATCTACTCGGAAGCGAACGACCCACGGCTGGAGCCGGGGTATCAACTGCCTCCCAGAAGAAAGCGGATGGTGCCGGATGAGGGGATTGAACCCCCGACCTGCGGTTTACAAGGCCGCTGCTCTACCACTGAGCTAAACCGGCTCATCCCCGGACACTTCGTTCCGGAGACCGAGATCAAGTCCATGCCAGAGAAGAAATGGGTTGGCGCACCGGCCGCCGGGGCCGCAAGCGATCCACCACCCGCCCCAGCACCCACGCATACGCGCCCGCGTTCCCCGTAACCAAGCACACATATTGCAGCGCATCGCACACGTCGCTCCACGGGTGAAGCTTCTCGGGGATGCTTTTCTGGAACGTCCCGCCGCTATGATCGACGGTCACTGAAAATTTATACTGCCCGTTCATTCCGGCAATGAGGGTGGGGCAGCGAGATCGGTCGAAGACAATAGCAGGCTTCCCTCCAAACTGCCTGACGAGGAAACTCTCAACCCCTCTAATGCGTGGATCAAGGTCATTAGTGGGGGCAGGTTCTGCGCTAAGTCCGAGGGACTTAAGGAGATCGAAAGAATTAAGCTCAAAGAGACTGTCTTTGGACATCCCGCTGGGATCGCCAACAACCGCAATCGGGCGGCCTGCATATCGTTGTTGAGTGAGAACCGGTATAAGGTTTTGCTTGACATGCTGCTCCAACCCGATGTTGTCGCCGCCCGGCCCGCGACCAGGGACTTCCTCCAGCACCACCAACCGTCCAGAATGATCAAGCTGAGTAATCACAGACCATGGGCTTCGGCCAAAGTCCTGCCCAACCACCAGCATACGAGAGTATACAGGCTCCAGACTATCCACGACGTGGAAGTCGTACTTAAAACTTTCAGCGAATACAGCAGCGCCGGAAGGGTCACGGCCAAACTGGGACCACACATAACGCCGTATGTAATCGGGTGAACCAACAGAAAGAAGGCGGTTGTAATATCCACGGCCCTGCTCTATCCGTATCAGATCGTCCTCAGGCAGAAGCATCGTCTCGGCAGTTTGATTGAGGTGGGCGAGATTTTCAGCCTCCTCGGTGTGGCCGCCGGGTTGATGGAACACCTGCCACTGCGGCGGCGGCTTGTCAATGAAATTCGCCCACGGCGTGCCCAGTATGGGGGCGTTGGTGTCCATCCATATCCCGCTCCACGTGCAAGCGCCATACTCGTTGTTCGGGTATCGTCCGACGCGACCGGCAATGTCTGAGAGCAAATCGATATCAGTCTCGATGCACTCGTTGACATATGCACCGGTCAACTGGAGAGAGAGGAGACGTTTCACGTCGTCAGGCTCATCGAGCGGGATGAACGGCCATTCTGAGTATACGTCGCCGTACTCGATGTACAGCGTGCTCTCGGACACTTTCCAGTCGGCAAGGGAGCCAAACCAACCGCGTATATCTTTGAGCACGGTTGCCTTAGCGTCTTTGAGGCTCTGACGGATAATTGCTATGCGACTATAACGCCTGCCATCCTCACCGGGGCCTTGTTCAGCCATCCGGCGTGCCGCTTCTACGATGCAGGCCGTTGTTTTCCCGATCCCACCGGGCCCCAAATTAGACGCCCGAAAGCGTTAGATTGCAAGAAACTACTTATTGTTGGAGGTGCGTTATACACCCAGCTTTGTTTGACTGTCCCGGTTCTCATTGTGCCACTCTAGGTAGTCGGCGGCATTCCGCAAGCGCTCAGCGTCGTGCCGGAACCTACCTATACCATTATTACAAGAATTACACAAGAGGCCGCGCACTTTGCCATATTTACGGTTGCGCGTGTCGTGCGGGTGCTTGACGTGATCGATGTGGCAGTTACGATAACCGTCCGAGAGGTCGAACGCCTCTTTGCAAATCGCACAGGCGTTACCCTGTTGAGTAAGTAGCGCGTGAAACTCACCGGCAGAGAGGGAGTATTTGTCGAAGGTCTGACGCCGGATGAACTCTTCGCGCGTCTCCCCCGAACGCCGTATGGGCGCTTGATACGCCGTCTTGCGCCGGTCATTTATCTCTTGCCGTTTCTCAGTGCGGTATTTGGCTTGCTTTAGCGCGTCACAAGGATGGCAGATACGCATGCGACCGGATTTGACGTTGCGATTAGGAGCGAACTCTTCCGGTGGTTTGTTGGTTCGGCAATGAGGACAGAACCGTAGCGTCGTAATCATAATTCTCTCTTCATGCCGGGGGTTTACGAAAACCCCCCGCCGCAGGGGACAGACATCCTGCGAGCGGGGGGTGGTGTCGCGCACGTTGCAGCGGTCATCCACGGGTCAGGCCCGAGGACATGGGCCGCTGGCAAACCCCTTCGCACGTGGCAGGAGCGGGGGTTCACAGGCGATAATTATAGTGTGTATGAATAAATTTGTCAAGGGGGTGGTTATTTACTCACGTGAGTTTGAAGACTTTGGGGTTACTTAAAGTGTACTTGTCATACTTGGTCAATACTTGTCAATGGGTAGGAATACGTAGGGTGGATATCTTTTGGGGGGTAAAGTACTTGGTTGGTATGTGAGGAAGATTTGTGTCTCACACAAATATTCCGTGGGTATGAGTTTCAGACCCCACAAATCTTTCATGCTCACCTAAAAGCGCCCCCCGTGGTGCCACCCCCCGGTCCAGATGGGGGTCCACCCCCCCGGTTCGCCCCCCAGAGTAGGCTACGAGATCGGAACAGCAGTATCCTGGTGGTCTCGGAGACGCAACCCACACGGTCGGGGGGCGCGGCGCTAGAGCGCTTAGCCGGGGCATCCGGACAAACGTCACTCAGGGGAGTAACGATAGAAAACCCTTAACCCCTGAAACACAATGATCTAGACCCATGCCCGATCCAACGATAAGGCGAGTTTTGGCCCAATGCGCGAGCAAACAAGCCAACGGTAACCGGATGATGACAAATCGAGCATGACGCCAGAAATGGGTCGGTCGGATAGTCCGACCGACCGACCCCTGAGATGGCGGCAAGTAGTAACTCAGGGCGCTAGGGCTTAACCCTAGCGCCCTAGTTGCTCTTCTAAGCTTACCCACGCGAGTAAGCTTGGATGAGCAACTGGGAGTGTATATCATGAAAGTACGATCCGGACCTAACCCGCGCATGCTTGCGATGGGCGCGTCGTGCATCGCACGGCGCGTGCATCAAGGCGCGAACGATACAGGCACGATGCCTGCGTTTGGCGCGTCACGCGAAGGTTACGCTCGCGCCAACGCAATCGATGCGTCTTCGCCCGCACGCAAGGTGAAGGTCGTCAAAGGCGTGCGAAGGATTACCTACCGATGAACCGCGAACAGGAAGAACTCGCGCGCTACGACGCACTTCAACGGTGGTTGGATGCGCTGGTGGCGCGTTGAAGCCACCGGCATCATAAATAAGCTTACTCACGTGAGTAAGCTTACTCATAATGCCCTTATGAATAGATTTATGCTTTAGAAAACGGCAAAAAGGTGAGGATTATCAATAAGCTCATAACACATATTGTGTATAAGCAATACTCATATAATGATATAGAGGCCTATAAGAAAGTCATTTACATACACTGCTTCAGCTACTGGCGCGTGTACACTCTCATAACACGCTCATTTACATACACTGCTACCCCTATACCTCTCTCTAAAAAATTATGAATAAGAATATCCACTATACAATTCATAAACATAATGATATCAATAGGTTATAACTCAGTACTAATCCAAACCACGTTAACTGAGTTTAGCTAACCCATTGATATCACTATGTGTGTATACCCTATTGACAACCGCTATAAATACTGCTATTGTGTATACCTCTAACACAGGAGTATACATAATGGCATTCAAGACAAAGGCCGATCTCGTTGTCGGTCGTATCATGGTTGAACTCATTCGCCTGAACACATGGGCGGAACGCAACGGCACAGCCGAACAGAAGAAGCTTGCCAACGTTCTCATGACGATATTCACAAAGTCTGCTCCCACCTTCAATGCCGCATACACAGACTTTGAAGTGAACAAAGTTCAAACAGCAACCACAAGCCGCAACATCGTTATCGATGACGCGAAGGAAATCATCCAGCGTGCGCGTGAAGCCTATCAACAGGGCGACACGAGCAACCCTTATCCCAACGATCCACATCGCTGGCAGGTTTGGTCGAACGCGCAAGATGCGCTTAGAAAGGAAAACGATAACGATGCTTAACATAAGCTACCGCAAAGTGGGAGGCTTGCGCTTCCTCAAGCTCGGCCGCCTCACCTTCATGTGGTGTGTCAGTCGCCAGTATAAACCTCTCCATGCCGGATCAATCCGGCGATCCCAGCGCGCACAAAGCGCGCCGTTGCTTCTCACGTACTCAGGAGAGTAAGATGTACGGTTTCGACTACTGGCCAGCCGATCACGTGTACAACAACGAAGAGATCGGCGTCGTGTACTATTGGCAATGGCTCGCTCATGGCATGCGTGAGACGCAGTGCCTGTTCGTCTGGGACGGGAGGTTCAATTGATCCATCTGCACATCAAGGGCGGCATGGTTGCCGCATGGCGTGAAGCCGACGCGCGCAACATCGAGCTGACTGCGATCCAGCAGCGCACCAAAGACAATGGCTTCAGCGAGTGCTTCGCTGCAACCACGTCCGACCACATCCATAAGGTGCGCGTGTGGTTCAACGCCGCCAGCTTCGACCAGCTTGTGCCGGGGTTCGGCTATCCTGCTGGCACGCTGCTGCACTACTCACAGGAATAAGGCGCGCGGGATAGAACGACCCGCACCCACGATTAGCGTAGGCGCGTCAGCCTACGCTACGCGCAATAGAGGAGGACATCATGCAACCCGCTAGCTAAACACTAGCATCAATGCCGTCCCGCAAGGCGCGACATTGGTAGTGGTGTTTAACTCAGGAGAGTAAGTCATGCGCTACGATATGGATGAGTTCCACGAGGTTGCCGCCGTTGTGGTGAAGTACAACAAGCACCTCAAGGGTTTGAGCGCGGGCAGGTTGGCGCACGACATGATCGCCCTCGCGCACAGCATGGACAAGCCGGGTTACACCGCCACCGCTGGCTATATGCTCACGGTGTTCAATCACCCCGATGGCGGCTTGGGGTGCAAGCCGAGCATCTCGCACATTATCTTTTGAGAGGTGACGCCATGCAAGACCCGACGCATCAAGAGATGTTTGACTTCCTGGCGCAGCAATGCGCTGGCGAGGAGGACATCCGCTTTGATATTGAGGAGGCGATCTACTGGTTCGCCAGCGACTACCACGGCGGGCAGGGATCGGAACTTTACTCAGTGCTGTCAACGTCTGAGTTCCGACCCGGCATGAATGCGCGCCGACCGTACCCGTTCGCCAAGCATCTATTCAACATGCTGGTTGCGGAGTACGCCGACAACTCAGGAGAGTAATCGCAACTATCAACACACGAAATGCGTGTGCGCGTCAGCATACGCTACGCGAAGTTGCGCGTCAACTGGTGTTGCAATAAACGCTTGACAGGGCGCGCGATCCGTGAGACACTACTTTCACCCTTTGCCGGTTCGACGCTGATGCGCGCCTCACTGGCATTAACCACGCACTCAATGTGCGTAAACTACTGTAAAGAGAGGTTAAACATGGCGCGTAAAGCATTGAATACCGGCAACGAGGTCGAAGAGAGTGAGGTCGTGTTCGAAGACGCCTCCAATCCCGAGGCCGAGGTGACTGCCGACATGGTTACTCCCGAGGGTGATCCCCGGAACGAAGTGTCCGGGGAGAGTAACGAGGAGATTGACGCCAAGGTTGAGGCCGACTTGGAGGCCGCAGGCGTCAACGTCGATGCCGCCGACGCCAAGCGCACCACCGCGCGTCAACGCCGTAACCTGATGAAAAAAATCGGCGACATCGGCGAAGCGTACGGCGCTGGCAAGACCAGCATGATCGAGCTGGCGCAGGAAGTCACCGAGGCGGCGGTCAACCGCACCATCGGCGAGAGCGATGCGGAGGATCTCTACAAGACCTTTCGTGCGCGGGCTGACAAGCGCGCCACCACCGATGCCGGTGTGGTGCCCGACGAAGAGGCGGTGATCGGCTCGCTCGACCAGCAGGTCAGCAAGGTGCGCAGCTTCATCAAGCTCGGCAACTCGATGGACGAGGGCTTGGATATCGTCTCTCGCGCCATTGCCGTCCACCTTGCCGCCAAGGACGCCAACCCCAAGGCGGTGATGAAAGGCAGCACCTACACGGTCATTGGTTCCATCGTCACCGAACAGCTTCGCCCGACCTACGGCGGCGCGGCGATGACCAACGAGCAGATGCACGCGCATATTGCTCGCGATGTGATCGAGAAAGGGCCGCCTACGGCGGCCGACAAGGTGCGCGCAGCGTTGGATAGCGCCATCGCGGCGCAGAAAGGGAGTTCATCCGACAAGCACCCGCGCGCACCCTTGGTCAGCCAGCATTTGGAGGACGCCATCGACGCGCTCTATCGGGCGCTGGGCGATGCCTCGCCAGCGGCTCAACAAGCGTTTGACCAAGAGTTGGCCGACGCCAAAGCCAAAGCGGACGCTGCCGAGGAGAAGAAGGCCAAGAAGAAGGCCGCTTGATCCCCGGATCAACCCCCGGATCACAGTCCGGGGGCGGGGGTAACCCACCAGAGTAACCCTGCGCTTCATTCCCCAGATGCGCGGGGCTTGGCGGCGGTGTCATTAAGTTGATGCCGCCGCTTTTTTGTGAACGCAACTATCAACAAACTCACAAGAGTAACACCAATGAACGCCTACGCCACCAAGCGCCCTGTTGACCTGCCGATGACGGCGACAGTCGCCCGGCAAAGGAAGGGCGTGTACCTCGTCACTCTCAAGTTTAAGTCGGGCCGCCTCTACGATGACCTGTGGCTCCACGTGCCGGATATCAAGCGCGCACGCGCGGCGGCGCTCAAGCTCTATCCCTCACTCAAGTGGAGTAAGAAGCGATGAAACTCTGGCGAGTAAGCCTGACCGTCGAAGTCGAGGCGGAAGACGAGGACGGTGCATTCAGCGAGGCTATGCGGCTGGACGATAGCGTGATCTTATCCTCTGCCGTCAACTTGACTGAGCGCTATGAACAAGAGTTGGCGCGCGAGGCTGAGCTTCAGCGTGCTATGGCCCTGCCGTTTGGCGAGGGGTTGTCAATCATTCGCGCCATGACGTGCGAAGACTACAAGCTGGCGTTCCGTGAGGATGTTGGACGCTGGT